GTGGCAACGGGCCACTCTTCAGCGGATGTGTTTGACGCGGTGTTGCCTGACACGGTAAACGCCGTCTCCTGACGCGCGTAGCCCCCGCCGGATACCTCTGTGCCGCCGCCAGTATCGGATGGCGCAACGGTGTACAGCGCGGTGTGCCACTCGGTCGGGCGTGTCGCGCTGCCAGTGGTAAACGACCATGTAAGGACGGTTGTCTCGAAGGTGTTGGTGAAGCTCATCTCAATACGCCTTTATTTTCATGCGGCGACCAGATCCGCCGAATTTCGCTTTATCATTGTCTGCATTTATACCACCAATTGCGTTTGCCTGCAAAGATGCCCAGACTTGAATGCGCGCGTCGTCTTTCAGATACGGCGCAGAATGTATCAGCGAGCTGTATAGATAGGCGTCAGGGAAGTATTGCAGCAGCCAGTTTGACGTGTTGCTATCGGACAACGCGTCGATCTTGGCGTAGTAGTATAGCTCCGTCGCATATGTGCCATCGGGGACGGGGAAAACCTCAATCTCGCCGGCGGTGATCGCGTAGTAGCGTGGCTCGTTGGTGGCGTTGGCCGTGCGCTGCTTGCGCTCCAAAAGCTGAAACTGGCTCAGCAGCTCAAGAGGCTGCGTGTTGCCCGAGGTAATATACATCCGTATGACCTCGTAGAAGTCGGCAGGCACGGCGCTGTACTGCGTATCGATGTTGGCGTTGGCGCGCTTCTCCTGACGCCAGTGGCGTATCTGGCGGTTCATGTCTGCCTCGGCCAGCGAAATAAACGTCGGGATGACGCTCGTCAGGTCATCGCGGTCAAGGAAGTCTGCGATGATGGATTGCAGCTCTGCGTATGTTGTTATGGGCATTGTGTTGCCTTTATCACTGTGTTAACATTCACCCCTACATGGGAGGATAGCATGATTGACGTAGACTTAGCTAGAGAACTGATCGTTTTAAAAGCCAAAGACCTTGGTTTGAAAGACGAAAAACTTGACCAGATGGACGAACTGGTGTGCGAGCTTTTAAATATTGAAGACGCAGACCCGCTCATCTTTCCATCCTAGACAAGTAATCTAATATACCCTCAAGCACTTCCGGCGTTATTTGCTGCGCTGGCATAATGGTTTTAATTGCATGAGTTTTGTGCGCTTCATTTAACGCCTGACCGCTTTTGGTTGTTTTGCCTTCCATCGCGTCATACACGTTGCGAAACAGCAAGCCTTGCGGAACAGGTGGAAGAGAACCAACATAATCACCGGCGATCTGCGTGTTGTATGTTGAGTGCGGAACGTTAGCGCGGGGCAAGTTACCTTTAGGCTCGTTGTACATAAGCGGCGCAGACGTATCTACCTTTGCGGCCCCAAGGCCAAACATGCCGGCCGGCATATCTCTTTGCGTTGGGTCGGTTACGCTGTAACGCGCCTCCGCTGGGCTTGGGAAGCCTTGCTCCTGCATAGGCGCGCTTTCCATTAATCGGATAAATGATTTACGTTTCGGCGAAGATGTTGACGTAACCCATTCGCGCAGCTTTGGCGAAAAAACGCCGACAAAATCGGGATCTATTGCACGCATAACCTTGTCAAACTCTTTAGCTGACTTCTTGGTTATTTTTGCGCCCTTAACAAGCTCGGCCATTGCAGCGCCAGTAAATGTGGCAAAATCATTAGCGTCTGGAGACATGCTGCCCGTAAGACCAAATATATCTGCGCCTTCAAAGTCGCGCGACGCTTTTTCCGCTTCACTTTCAATGCGCTTAATAATGTTTTGGTTTGACGCCCAAATAGCGCGGTCTTGCTGAGCCGCTGGGCCGCGCATAAAATCAACGCCGCCTTCTGTATATACTGGCTCGTCAAATTTTAAATCGTTTACGCCTTCAACCAACAAACCGCGTGCTGTGCGGTCGCCGTAAAACGGCAAAACAACTTTACCTTCCATGTCTTCCCATGACATTGGCTGGCGTGGCAAGTTTTCGCCAGTGCCCGACATCTGCACGTCAGTGTCCGAAAGATAGCCGCGCATTTTTGGCTTCTGATAGCCAAGCGGATCAAGCTCTTCTTTTTTTATTCTAGACACACCACTTCGCAAAGCATCCGCTGGAGCAGTCGCCGCAAGAGATCCTGCGCTAACCAAACCCCCAACACCAAGCGCTTCGCTTATCATGTCTTCCTGCGGGATCGTGCCGCGATATGCGGAGATCGGCGCGTCAACGGCTTTGGCGGCGGGCGAAAGCAGCCCCACAAGCATGTCGCCAATGCCTTCATACCGCAACGTGTCGGTGCCATACGTCGGCTCTTTCGACAAAAGCCCGCCAAACACGGGGCGACGGCCTTCCGCAGCCAGCTCGCTGCGCTGCTGGCGTGCCATGTCGTACAGCGCAGAAAAGATGCTCTGCTCTTCGCGTAGGCGTCTTAACTCTTCAGCGGTCGCCATATCAGCAATCCCACGCTTTGCGCGACCAGTAGTTGGCGCTCAATTTGCTCGACTTGCCCTTGATGCCGCCGGAGCGTGCGCAGTAGGACGCCTTGCGTTTAGGCTGATCCTTCTTGATGGACATGGCGGGGTCGCCGAAGTTAATCTTCTTCACCGTGTCGCCCTCAACCGCCAGCACTTCAAACTTCTTCGGCCCACCGCGTCGCGGTTTATTCACCGCCGTAAACCCGTGGCGCTTCTTCGCTGCTGCGATCTTCTCTGACTTGGTGCGCGCCATGCTATTTCTTCTTCGCGGTCTTCGCGGCCTTCTTAAACGCCTTCGCGGTGGGCGCGCCCTTGCTGCCCGCCTTGCGCATCTTCTCGCCAGACCCAGCAGCGATGCGCTTACGCTTCGCGTGGATGTTGGCGTATAAACCCTTTGCCATCTAAGCTCCTTCGCCCCACTGGACGCATTTGTAATCTGTTGCGCGGTACGCAGGAAACATCTGCCGCGCGTATTCCAGCCCGCTCGGTATGGACTGTATGCACTGGCTCTCGCTCTGCATCACGGGGCTGCCAAACGAAAAGCAGTTACCCTCGACGCTGCAAAGCAAAAGCAGCGCCGTCCACATCACTAGTAAGCGCCCATGCGCTTCTTCGCCATACACGTTCCAGCGCGCTTGCATGCGGCGGGTGTCGGGCAGCCCTTACACGGCTTAAACTTCGGTGTTCTCATCGTCCTTGCCTTCCTTGCATCAGTTGCATCATATATTGCTGCGCTGCCAGTTGCTGGCGGCGGTATTCTTCAAGCGCTGACGGGGTTGCAGATTGCATTTGCACATCCTTGAGCAGCGCCCGCGGGTCAGGCTGTGAGGCGGTAAGCTGTCGCAATATGTTCATAGGGTCATCGCTTCTCGGCTCTGGCGGCATGGGGGTAGCAGGCGCAAAGTCGTCTCTGCGAATGTAGCCCTGACTTTCGGTGCGACGGCTCTGCTCCGCAAGCGCACGCAGCATCTGCATCAGGTCATCCATAAAAATATCCTCACGTTATATCTTCCAGCATAATAACATTAAAACGCCAAAAAGAAACCCCGCGCGCGCAATGGGAGGTGCGCGGCGGGGCCAAGGTGCGCGAGACAGGGAGGAAACTCGCTTGAGGTATAGATAGCGCGAGCAGGTGCGCTTGTCCATGTGGGGGTAGAGTAAACGCTTTTACGCGGTCACGCAATCCCCTGCAGGTTGCGCTTGATCGCGCCACGCCAACGTGACATCGGCCCGCTCAGGGCCGTTGCCGCGTCTGACGCCATCGTCAGGCACACGGCGTCGGCAAGGTCAGGCGAGCGCAGGCCACGCTTGCGCATGGCGTCCTTGCTCTCGGCAGCCATCTTCCCAGAGGACGTGAACGCGTAGCGGATGCCGGTCAGGTCAGACAGCAGCTCGTCGTCGTTGGGCAGCTTGCAGCTACGATCCTCCAGCCACGCCTTGCACTTGAACCACAGCTCCGTGCGCAAGTTGTTATACGTCTCCTTCATCGAGGGAGCCTCGGCAACGTTCACGCCGCGCACGGGAGCGCCAAGCTCGTGCATCCGATCCACGACGCCCGACCCTATGCCGATGCTGTCAACAAGTATCTCGCTGGGCTGCTGCGACGGGGGCAGCGCATCATACTCAGCCATCACGCGGCCAACGGTCTGCATCAGATCAAGCCCGCGCCACGACTTGATCTCCGTTATCACGCTGCCCTCGCGCTTGCAGAACGCGGTGCGGTCGGTGCCAAAGCGCGCAGGGTCAATCGCCCACACGGCGCGCGTGTTAGGCGCAACCTCGATGTCGCGCTTCATCGCGGCCTCGGCCAAGTGGTACGGCACAATCGTGTCGTCGTCTGCCAGCGGAAACTCGCCAAGCACGCGGATGCGGAACGCGTTGCTCTCCTCCCCGTAGCGCGCGCGCATCTCGTCAACGAACTCGTCGCTGACAAGCGGGCTGTCAACGCATGACCATCGGCGCGTCCACCAGCTATTCGCCATGCGCGTCTGGCTCTCGTAAAACGTGCCAGAGGATCGCGTGGGGTTGCTCAGCAGCACCGTGGTGGCGCTGTGGCCAGACATGCTGCCGGCGGCAGCCTCAAACACCTTCTCCGGCACACCTGACGCCTCGTCGATGACCAACAGCACATGCTCGCTATGCACTCCGGCGAGCGCCTCCGGCGTTTCCGCGCGGCTGGTGCGGGCCGAGATG